CCTACTCGATGGAGCAACTCCAGAGACCGAGGAAGCTAGTACCGACAATCCACAAGAAGTAGAAATAGATCATCGTGATCCAGCAGAGCTAAAAGCCAAAGAAGAATTTGCGCTTCAGCAATCAGGTGAAGATGATGAGCCGTTAGAAAGACCAGATTGGTGGCCTGAGAACTTTTGGAAAGATGATGATTCAGCACCTGATTTAGAAGGTATGGCAAAGTCTTGGAAAGATCTGCGTAAGCAAATCTCTCAAGGTAAACACAAGGCACCAGAAGATGGTAAGTATGATACATCTGCATTTGGAAACATTCCAGATGACGATCCAGTTCGTGGTCACGTGATGAATTGGGCAAAAGAATATCAAGTCAGTCAAGCTGCTCTTGATGATTTAGTTGGTCAAGTTGTTGAAATGGGATTGAGTAATGCTGCACAAGCAGAAGTCAATATTCAAGAAGAAATGAAACAACTCGGTCCTAACGCTGAGGCACGTATTAACGGAATGGTTAAGTGGGCTTCAGGTTTGGTAAACAAAGGTGTATGGTCTAAAGATGACTTTGCAGAGTTTAAAGTCATGGGTGGTACTGCAAAAGGTATTGCTGCATTAGAAAAACTTAGAGCATCATACGAAGGTAGACTTCCTGTTGAAGCTACTCCAGTAGAAGGTGCGCCATCTAAAGATGAGTTGTACGAGATGGTTAAAGATCCTAGGTATCAAACAGACGCATCTTATCGAGCTAAGGTCGAAAGAGCCTTTCAGCAAAACTTCAGTTAGTCAAGTATCTTGCAAAACCGCCTCATTTGTGCTATATTATCGAGTGAGGCATATTGCATTTCTATATTCGCAACCCTTAAATACAAGTAGTCTTGTCGAGTGGCTATCGTAAATAGCAAGCACTGGCCCAGGTTTCACTGGCATACCACAGCGATTAATACTTTTTTTATTAATTACTAAGGAGTCTCAAATGGCTATTGGATTATCTAATGCTTTTGTTACCCTTTTTGATGCCGAGGTTAAACAGGCTTATCAAGCTAAAGCACAGCTTGTAGGTGCAACCAGACAAAGACGCGGCGTTGAGGGTTCAACAGCAAAATTCCCGAAAGCGGGTAAAGGCGTAGCTACACTACGTATTCCACAAACAGACGTAACACCATTGAATGTGGATTTTTCACAAGTAACAGCTACACTCGAAGATTGGAATGCAGCAGAATATTCTGACATCTTCATGCAACAAAAAGTTAACTTTGACGAAAGACAAGAATTAGTACAAGTTGTTTCTAATGCTATCGGTCGTCGTCAAGATCAGCTTATTCTTGATGCTTTAACAGCATCTTCAACTTCATTAACTGTTGGCAACGACGTGGGTGGTACAGACACTAACCTTAACTTAGACAAGCTTTTAGCTGCTAAGAAAGCGTTAGACGCTAATAATGTACCTCCATCAGACAGACATATGGTTATTCACGCTAACAACTTATCAGCTTTATTAGGCGAAACAGAAGTAACATCATCTGACTTTGCTTCAGTTAAGGCTTTAGTTAATGGCGAAATCAACACATTCTTAGGTTTCAACTTCCACGTTCTTGGTGATCGTGTTGAAGGTGGCTTAACTGTTGATGGTTCTTCAGATAGAACTATATGGGCATTCCATAAAGATGCTCTTGGTTATGCTGAAGGCATGGGTCCTAAAACAGAAATCAACTATGTTCCAGAGAAAACATCATTCCTAGTGAATTCTATGTTCTCAGCTGGTGCTGTAGCGATTGATGCTGAAGGTATTGTTCAAATCACATGTCGTGAAGCTTAAGGAGAATAATTAATGGCTTATAATAAAGACAATCTACAACCAATTGGTGGTCAGTCTAAAGCTGGTAATGCTCCTCAAATGTGGAGCTATACAGCACCTGGTACTGACGCACTTGCTGATATGAATACAGCAGGTTACTTCAATGACGCAAGCAGTGTATTAAAAACTGGTGACTTAATTTACTTATGGGACGCATCTGTTCCTACAGCATCTTTAGTTGCCGTGCTTTCTAATGCCTCTGGCGTAGTTGATGTATCTGATGGTACAGCAATTGCAGTTACAGACGCTGACTAAGTAGTTTAATGCGGATAAGGTAGTCATTTCGATGGCTACCTATTTGCACATTTAAAGGAAACAAAATGGCTACAGGTGATACCGATATTAAAATATGTTCCGATGCATTGTTAATGCTCGGAGCTAATCCTATATCATCATTTACAGAGGGTACAGACGAATCAAATATATGTGATCGACTCTATCCAGATATTAAGATTAAAACTATCGCATCATATCCTTGGTCATTCTCATTCAAAAAGGTACAACTAGCTCGGCTAGTCACGACACCTGCTACTGAATACAAATACGAATATCAATTACCATCAGACATGATAGGGACACCAAACGCCTTATATGATACTGACAAGGTAGGGTCTCCAAGACGAAGAGAGTACCGATTACTTGGTGACAAAATATTAACAGATTACGAAGCAGTTTATATTGATTATCAATACAATACTCCAGAGTATGCATTACCACATTACTTTGTACAATTACTTAAATATCAATTAGCATGGCACTTAGCAATGCCAATCACAGATCAAGCTGATAAATCTCAATACTGGAAAGTTGTTGCAGAAGGTAATCCAGGTGAGAATGGTCGTGGTGGGTATATGAGACAAGCTATGAATATTGATGGCCAAGGCAAACCAACCAACGCAATACAAGACTTCTCATTAATTAACGTGAGGTACTAATGGCTCGATTTGTTAGCATACAAACGAACTTTACAACAGGTGAGCTAGATCCTCTTGTACGCGCACGTGTAGATTTAAAAGCATATGAGAATGCATTAGAGACTGCAAAGAATGTCATCTGTCAACCACAAGGTGGTGTTACAAGAAGACCAGGTAGTAAGTTTATAAATGAACTTGGTGGTAGCCCAGAAGATGGTGTTCGATTAGTGCCATTTGAATTCTCTACCAATGATAGCTACATGTTATGTTTTACAACAGACCGAATGTACGTTTATAAAAACAATACATTAATTACAAACATTAATGCATCAGGCAACGATTATCTAGATACATCTACTTATGGATTAACTGGAGAACATTTAGGACATTTGAATTGGACTCAGTCAGCTGATACTTTAATTATGGTTGATGAACATACTCAGCCAGTAAAGATTGTTAGGGGTGCAAGTGATTCTGCTTGGACAATTAGTAACATTACATTTGATTCTATACCACAATATGCTTTCACATTATCTACGTCAAATCCAGCGGCGACGCTTACACCGTCAGATGTTTCTGGCAAGATCTCAGTTACCGCATCAACAGGAGTATTTAACTCAGGACATGTCGGACAATACATCAACGCTAGTCCACAAGGACGAGCAAAAATAGTGAAGTATGTTAGCACTACAGTTGTTAATGTAGTGACTGAATTTCCTTTCTTTGATACATCGGCTATTGCATCAGGTGATTGGGAATTAGAAACAGGATATGAAGATGTATGGTCAGCAACAAAAGGATGGCCACGATCAGTCACATTTCATCAAGGACGTTTATTCTTTGGTGGCAGTCAATCTAGACCTTCTACAATTTGGGGATCTAAGGTTGCATTATACTTTGATTTTGAAGCCGTGGAGGGACTAGATGACGACGCTGTGGAAGCTACTCTGGATACTAATACTTTTAATGCTGTCGTGGATATTATATCTGGTCGTGATCTGCAAGTATTTACGACGGGTGGTGAATTCGCGGTACTCCAAGAAGGACTAACGCCAATTACTCCATCAAGTTTCTTTTTGTCTACTACATCTAGAAATGGCATGAAAGAAGGAATTAGAGTTAAGCAGCTTGAATCTGGAGTTTTATTTGTGCAACGTCAAGGTAAAACATTATCTGAGATTGCATACTCTGATACACAATTAACCTACGTTACATCAAAAATTTCATTACTTGCTGGTCATTTACTCAAAGGGCCAAAACGCATGGACATACGTCGTGCAGTAGCTACAGATGAAAATGACTTATTACTGATTGTTAATGAAGATGATGGGTCTATGGCTGCATTCTCATTGCTACGAACACAGAATGTTATTGCTCCAAGTGAATTTGTTACAATAGGTGAATATGTAGACGTTGGTGTTGACATTACAGACATTTATACTGTAGTTAAAAGAGATGATAATGGAACAGATAAATACTATGTAGAAGTATTTGATGAGAACATTTTAACAGACTCAGCAGTTACAGGTGGAGCTGTATCTAGTCTAGACGCATCACACATTGACGGACAAACCGTGAATGTATTAGTTGATGGTTATGTTGAAGAAGACCAGACAGCAGACAGTTCAGTCACATTTACTAACGCTGCGACTACATCTTGTGAAGTTGGATTGCCTATCGAAATAGAAGTAAAGACAATGCCAATTGATCTGAAACTACAAACAGGCACACGTATCGGTTTTAGAAAACGTATTGTAGAAGTTAATGCGATTCTCTTAGAAACACAAAACATTGTAATTAATGGCAATCTAGTGCCAATTAGAAGATTGGGAGCTGGAGCCTTAGATTCATCTGTACCAGAATTTACCGGAACAAAGGTATTACATGGTATACTTGGGTATAGTAATGAAGGTCAGATTACTGTCACACAATCTGCACCTCTTAAAATGACATTACTAGGATTAGAATATAAACTAGCAACACATCAAGGAACATAACTATGGGATGGGAAGTAGCATTATTAGCAGCTAGCACAGCTTTGAGCGTAGACCAAAGCATACAGCAAGCCAAGTCACAAAAAGCAATGTATAAGCTACAAGGACTTCAAGCACAAGCTGAAGGTGAACGTAAGGCATTGCAGTATGAGCAAAGAGCAAATGACACATTGCGTAACTTAAGAAGATCATTATCTGCTAACATGGCATCTCGGTTTGCAGGTGGTGTTAGTGGATTAGATGGTTCAGCCAAACTCATTGACCAGATTAGTACACAAGAAGCCGCAAGAGACATGATGTTTGATGTATCTAATGCTAAGAATGCAATCTTAGGTGGACAAACACAAGCTGATATTTATGATGTATCTGGAAGCATTGCTCAACAATCTGGATTGCTAGATGCTGGAGTTAAGCTTGGGGAAGCTGCATATAAATATTATCAGGTTAGTGCAGAGCCGACAGCAACACCTAAAGCAGCAACACCAACTTATAATAAACCATATCCATCTATGTTAGAAAGTTAATATGGCACAAGATCCTAAACAGTACAGAAGTCGTGGTTATACTTTAGAGAGTCAAACTCCACTAAGGTTTACTTCTATGCAAGAAGCTACAAGATCATCACAAACTCTAGCAGCTCGATTGGATAGAATCTCTGACTTTGCATTTGAAAAGATGACTCAAGAAGCTGAGCGTAAAGGTAAGATGTTTGGCGTTCAGAATAGGCCAACATTAGAGCAAATATCAATTGCAGTACAAAATGATCAAGACATTAACGATTTACTTGCTGAACCTGGTACGGTTCAAGGAGATGCTGCACGATTAGTACAGTCACAAATGCTCAAGCAAGATTTGCTTAATGATTTATCTGCTAGATTCTCTGACATTGATCAACAGATTGAAGCCGGACTATTAAATAAAGCTGATGTTATTACTGAGATGAATGCAGCTATTGAAGGATATTCAAGAATCATTGGCCAAGTGGATCCAGATCAAGAGATAAAGTTTAGAGCGTCTGCATCAACTCTAGGATTTCAAAGTGTTGCTAAAGCTAATGCTTACGAAATTAAGCAGCGTAAGATTCAACATGCGGACATGTCAGGTCAGTTATTAGATCGTTTAGATGATTATGTACAAACAGTTGTAACCAATGACCAGAACCCAGCAAGTTTAAAAGCCACACTACTAGAACGTGAAGCACAAGCACAGCAATTCTTTTCTCAAGACCAAGACACTTATTTTGATAACATGACTAAGTATCGAGAGGTAGAGAAGAAAGCAGTGATGAATTACATTGCTAAAGAGATTACATCTAAAGGCACTATCCTTGAGTTTGGTAGAGGTCAGGTGGATGAGTTCTTGCCATTACTGGTTGCTGAAAGTTTGAATACAGACGATGATCGTAAAGCAATCATGAAGATTGCCTTAGATCAAGAAGACAGCTTAAATAAAGCTTTAGAGACTGAGAAGAAAACTAAACAGCTCTTAACACAAGATTTTATGACTGACTTATATATTCAGTTTAAACGTAATGATTTAACAGCAGAAGAGTATATTGATAATGCAAGAGCTAAAGGTATTCCATTAAGCAATGCTGCCATCAATGAAGTTATGAATAATCAAATGCCATCCATTGATCAAGAGAATAACTACGGCACATATGAAGCACAATTGTATCAAGGTAAGCTGAATCGGACTGATATTAACAAAGCTGTGCGTGCAGGTAAGTTACTACATAAACAAGGTGAAGAGCTTAAAAAAGTACATCGTGATATTACGACTAAACACTCAGATGCATTTACTAAAATCAAAGGTGTATTTAAAGTAGATAGTTATACCGAAGTACAATTGGATAAAAACAAAGCATTACGTAATGTTATCTCTAGAGCAAATTCTAGATACATTACAGAAGCTCAACAAGCTTTAGCTGAAGACAAACCATTTGCCGGGATACAGCGTGCAGAAGAGATTGCGAAAGAAGAGTTTAATGCTTATAATGATGAAGTTGTAGGTGGCATTGAAGAAAAAGTTATTGAAGACTTTAACTTACTTAATATGCCATATGAGCGTAATAAGTTTTTAAACATGACGACTGATGAAATTGGTAGCTTAAAAGGCTCTGATGGTAAAAAGATTTCAGCATCAATTGCAAATAGAATTTATGCCAAACAAAAGAAAATGATCAAATCAATTAATACAGGATTGGATATAGACTAATGGGTGATGATTATAATATAGATTCATTAAATACTCGGTTTATGGATAAAGAGGACATACGCGAAGGCCGTATTCCTTTCTTTTCAGAAATGGCTGGATCAGCTGAGATGCTTCAAGCAACTCCTGAAGCTATGTCTCAATCAGTACAAGGTATGCTTGGTGGAGCTATATCAGGCACAGCAGAAACAGCAAGACTAGCTGAACGAGCTGGACGTGTTGTGGTTAAGCCTGCATTACAAGGACAAAAGAATATCATACAAACTTTAGGTGTATTTGCTAATTACATTGGATTAGAAAACATTGGTCAGGTTGTTGAAGTGCTATATGGCTCAGAGCAAAACAAAACGGCAATGGAAGCACTAACAGAAGCATACAACGAAGAGACTACCTTACCTAGCTATGATGAAGTCAAGACATTTTTACAGGATAAAGGATTGTCATTTGATGATCAAGGCGCAGAGCTTGCTGGAGACTTATTAGCCCCACTATAAAGAAAGATAATTATGACGATAGATAATCAATCATTAGATCAAAGACTCAATACTTTAGACAAATCGTCTGCTGATGTAGATCAAATTGTGCAAGATATTTCTCCTATGGAGACTACTGAAGATGTACTGAATGAGAATGTAGTTGAGAAAGATCCAATGTCTTTGCCAGAAGATCCAGTATTCATTGAAGAAGAAAAAGCATATGTAGCTGGTAAGATTCCAAAGAAGGTGACTGATACTGTTGAAGAAGTCTTATCTAAAAACAAAGATCGTGATGCTGCATTTAAAGCTAGACAACAAGCTAAACCACCTAGCGATGATGATTACATCACTATCCCATTTGGTGATCAACCAGATGCAGAGGACGTATTGAAATCAGCTACAGGTAATAAGATTCTTACTCAACCTGGTGATACAGGTGTGCGTAACATTAACTTAATTGATGGCCCTGATTCATTTAAACAGTTTATCTTAACTGTCAGTGATTCTAATAGGCTAAAGAAAACAACATACTCTACTAAAGAGGCTATGCAGAACTTAACCACACCTAAGTTCAATGTGATGTCTGAGAACAAAGTAGTCCGCATATTTGATACTGAAGAGGCTGCTGAACAATACGTGAAGAAGCAAGGCGATCAAGCAGATAAGTTTGAGATTAAACATTCACAACCATATTCAAATGATTACATTACTGACATCCTAGATCCATCTAAGAAAACAATTGCTGATCCTGAATACGTAGGCAAGATGCTCGTTGTTCAGCTCGATGTGGTAGAGCAAACAAAGAATTTAGCTAGACAAGTTGTAGAAGCTAAGCAAGCAGGAACATTAGATCCTGAACTTGTTACACGATTTGATCAGATGTTTGCATTATCTGGTGAAATATCAAAAGCAGTTGAGGGACGTACAGCAGATGTCGGTAGATCATTACGTATGTTTGGTGAGTTACGTAAAGCATCTGGTGCTGGACCTGAGATTGAGAAGTATGTTGCCAGACAAGGTGGTCAAGCTGATGCAGCTAAGCGTGCTGAATTAATCTTGCACACAGATAGTGCAGAAGAAGTGGCTAAGATGGCACGCAATCGCTTTTCATTAGAGAATGCGCCACGTATGGCCAAAGACATTATGTATGCAACATGGATTAACGGATTACTATCATCACCCATTACTCATGCTAAAAACATTATTGGTAACTTTGCATTTGGAGCATGGCAAATACCAGAAAGATTCGTAGCATCAGCGATTGGTAGTGGAAGAAAGCTTCTAGGCCAAGATGTTGATCGTATTAAAGTTAATGAAGCAATGGACTTTGCAACAGGATATTTTGAGTCATGGGGTGATGCATCTCGCTTTGCAACTAAATCATTTAAAGAGAATAGAGCCTTAAGTGAAGCAGGAAAGCTTGAATTAGAAACAACTGTAAGACAAGATGCATTTGATTTAGACTTTGGTGATAGTGAGTTTGGTAAGTCAATGAGCAAAGGTATGCGTTACTATGGTGACTTTGTAACAATGCCTGGTCGATTCCTAACAGCTGAAGATGAATTCTTTAAAGGCATATCATATATTGCACAAATGAAATCATCTACACGTCGCTTAGCCAATGAAAGATATGATGCAAATATTGCAGGCGGAATGAGTAAAGAATTAGCAGATCAAGATTATGTAGAATACTTAGCCAACATTAGAAAGAATCCACCAGATGAATTGGTGAAAGAGTCTATGGATATGTCTAAGGAATTAACCTTCACTAAAGAACTTGAAGGCGTCATGCTTGATATACAGAATTCAGTAAACTACGGCAAGATGTCACCTGTCTTAAAGATGTTCTTTCCATTTGTGAGAACACCAACGAACTTGGCGATACAAGCTGTTAAGCGTATGCCTATTAACCCTGTGAAAGCATTAAGCCCTAGCTTTTATAAAAGCATGATGAAGGGTGGTCGTGATGCTGATATGGCAATTGCACGCGTTGGATTAAGCTCTGGATTACTAGGAACACTTGCATACAATGCAGGCTTAGGCGGGCAAATTACAGGCCCTGGTCCTAAGAACTTTGAGCAACTTGCTACATTCAAAGCACAAGGATGGCAACCATTTTCATTTGTATTAAACAAATCAGATGTTAGTGAAGATCAATTAAAAGCATTCCAGGACATGACTCCAGTCAGTGTTGGCCCCGATAAGATTTATGTATCTTATGCAGGCTTACAACCTATTGGTACATTGTTAGCTATTGCTGGCACGATGGGTGAATATTCAATGCTGAACTCATATCAGAATACACAGCAGTTTAGTGATGATGACACAATGCAAGAATTAGTAGAAGCTGGTACTTTAGGTGCATATGAGTTGTTAGCTCAGTTCCCTGCATTACAAGGTGTGGGTGATATTATGGATATCCTTAAACAAGGACAAGGATCTGGACCAGATTCATTACTTAGATTGATGGGTGGTATTGTACAAAAAGGTGTTGAAGTTGGAGTAGGTGGCTCACCGATAGGCGTATATGGATCATTAAGATCGACCGTTGAACGTGCTGGATCACCTGAACAATCTTCTGTATTACCTCCTGAAGGTGGAGAGTATGCTGGATTCAACAGAGTAACTAGTGGCTTTTGGAAAGCATGGCAACGTATCTCTTCTACTGTACCATTCTATAGTGACACATTACCTCCGCGATTAGATCCGTTGACTGGAGAAACAATCAAAGTTGGTTCTGGTAACTGGGGTTCTGCATTCAATCCATTCAAAACATCTGAAGGTAAAACACATCCTGCTGTAGAAACATTACTCAGATACAGAGTGCCTATGTATGCACCTAAGCGTGTGTTAGATGGATATGAGCTATCAGCACAACAATATAATGATTGGATTTATCTTGCTACATCATCCGGAGAATTGGTTGATGAGATTGTAGATCTAGGCGTTATGTTAGAAGATGTAGGTGATTTAAGTAAAGCTCAGCGTAAACTGAGAAGAACGATGACTAGCAAATACACTGACGTATTTCCTGAGTTATTAGAGATGTATCCTGAATTAGAGATGCACATGGAGGGTAAGGATTTAGAAAGTATTGAGGAGGGTGAATACTCCTACTACTAGATTTTACGGGCGTTTTATGGTAGTATAACACACTAGAGGATAACTATGGCAATCGATATATCAAGCACAACTAGGCGTATTGTGTACACTGGCTCAGCTGGTGTAGGCCCGTACGCGTTTAACTTTGAAGTATTAGCAGAGACAGATCTTGCTGTTTACTTTAATGATACAGAACTTACCCTCACGACAGATTACACTGTAACTGTTGATGCAGATGGTACTGGTGATATGACTATTATTGTTGGAACAAATGTTCCTACTACACCAGATGCTGATGATCGTATCACCATTGTTGGTGCTAGAACCATTGAAAGAACAACAGACTTTACTACAGGTGGTCCTCTATTTGCTACCTCACTCAATGATGAGTTTGATAGCTTAACCATATTTACACAACAAAACAAAGAAGAAGCTGACCGCTCAATCAAAGCACCGGTCACAGATCCATCCTCGATTGACATGACATTACCTAAAGATGATGATCGTAAGGGTAAGTATCTATCATTCAATGCTACAACTGGCAACCCTGAAGTCGTTAACAATGTAGTTGATGTGACTACTATTGCTGGCATTGCTAGCGATGTAACGACAGTATCAGGTATTGCATCTGATGTCACCACAGTGGCAGACAATGATGCGAATGTCACCATCGTGGCTAACAACATATCCTCTGTGAATACTGTAGCAACTAACATTGCTGATGTGATTACCGTAGCGAATGACTTAGCTGAAGCTATCTCAGAAGTAGAGACAGTAGCTAATGACTTAAATGAAGCCACCTCTGAGATTGATACTGTAGCGAATAGCATCTCTAATGTAGACACCGTAGGTACAAACATATCTAATGTCAACACTGTTGCTGGCATATCAGCGAACGTCACAACTGTTGCGGGAATCTCTGCAAACGTCACAACAGTCGCTGGTATTTCTGCTAACGTTACAACCGTAGCTGGTATTAGTGCAGATGTGACCACTGTTGCAGCCGATGGTACAGACATTGGTACAGTCGCTACTGACATAGCGAACGTGAACACAGTGGCAAGTAACATCTCTAATATAAACACAGTAGCGGGTATCAGTGCGAATGTCACTACAGTGGCTGGCATATCCTCAGATGTAACTACAGTAGCCACTAATGTTACAGACATTACTAATTTCTCAGATGTATACCTTGGCCCTAAAGCCAGTGATCCATCTACACGTAATGATGCATCTGCACTACAAGCGGGTGACTTATACTTCAATACATCAGGTAATGTCGTTAAAGCTTACACAGGTTCTGCTTGGGAAGTAGCATTCTCTGGTGGATCAGGATACTTACAAACATCTAATAACTTATCAGACCTCGGTGATGCAGCACTCGCTGTA